AGGGACGTACAGCGGGTCGAGGCGGCCGAGCATCCGCTCCCCGAAGCGGCTCATGGCGATCGGGACCGCGTTTGACTCGAACAGGAAGTCCACGACCTTCGGGGGTGCGGGCTCATGGTCGACCGGGACCCAGCAGGCCATGTTGACCTGCTTCGCCCAGCCGGCGTTCAGGACCCAAACGTCCATCAGCGTCACGACGAGACCGTCCCTGGGGTCGCCGCCGAAGAACCGTTTGGCGTGCTGCACCAGATGCTCGTCACCGAACGTGCCGCCCATCCCCGGGAACACCGGGATGCCTTCCCAGGTGATGGGAGATCCCTCGAGCCCGTAGAACGAACTGATCGCCATGTCGTACTTCTCGGCGAGGTGCGGGGCGAACAGGCCGGTCTGCTGGCCGTAGCCCGTCGGGGCCCATGGGGCGTTGCTATGCCATAGGAGCTTCGTCACCGATCCGTCACCTTGAAGTTCGCGGGACGGGGCGTCCCTAGCGGCATGCCTGGCATGGACATCTTCTCGACGGTGCCGACGATCGTCAGAGACGACCCCTTGCCGACGATGATCCGCACCCGCATCCGACCATCTTCGGTGTCCTCGATCACGACAGAATCTGGCTTCACTACGAACTTCGCCATGATGCGCCCTTCTGTTGGGTGGCTATTTCGCGGGAAGGGACGCCAGGAAGCCACCCAAGCAACCAGGCGACCCCTTCCCACGCTGGTTACGTGGTCTGAACGACCTCGAAGAACCGGGCAAGCTCACCGGTGGTGTCCTGCACCCCAGTGACCTCATAAGTGCCGCGACCAGCGATCAGAAACCGGCTGTTCACCGACACCGGGGTCCCCGCAGGAACCGTTACGAGATGGGTGGAGCGGTCGCTGATGCGGCCGGCGGCCAAGGTTTCGTTGTTCGTCAACGGGTCGATGCGGCACGGGACGCTGGATCCCCATGTCCAGCCTGAGGTGACTCCGCCGCCGCCGTCATCGGTGGTGGTGTTCGTGCCGACCTGGCCGGTGTCTGAGAGGGCGAGCCACGCGAGACCGCGAAGCTGGCTGACCGTGCCGTCGTTGAGGAACGACGCGAGCGGCATCAGCGGATCCCCCGGTACTTGCCGAGAATCCGGATCTCACCCGGAGTCAGATCCGTAGCAGCAGCCGCGTACTTGATCCTCGCCGGCCCGATCGACTCCTCCAGAGCCGGTCCCTGGACGGCGAGACGCACGGCGATGGAGAGCGCGACCATCCTGACGTCCCTCGGCAGATCGACCGTCTGGTAGCCGTGATCGTAGGTGACCCGGACGTTCTGACGGCCCGCCGGCCACACAGGGCGCGGATCGCATCCCGCCGTGCCCCTGAAGAGGACGCCGTTGCCGTTCAGGACGTAGTCGGTGACCGTGCCGCCGTTCACCAGCACAGTCCCCGCCGCGGTGACCGGAAGCTCGGGGAGCAGGATGGCGTCGGTGCCGGTGCCGTCGAGCGTCACGGTGCTTGTGTCCGCGTTGAACGAGCGTTCAGCGACCGTGCGGCAGATGTCGCACGCGGCGTCAGCCACGATGACCATCCCCGGGTCCGTGGCTGTGCCACGGCCGAGATAATCGACGATGTCCTGGGTGCTGATGAAGGGATCAGGCATAAGAAGGACTCAGCGGGGGCCGCCCGCCCACGGACCGGCCCCCGCCAAGGATTTTGGCTACGAGAGCCGGACCTCCACGAACCCCTGCGGCCGGTACACGGCCAGGCCCAGCCGCTCCTCCGCCCGGATGGCGATGAGGTTCAGCTGGAAGTAGTTCGCGTGACTGTTGGTCGCCTCGACGGACAGGCCGCCGCGACGCCACACCTGAGCGGCAGCGCGGGTGCCGACGAGGGCGGTGCCGGCCCCGAGGGCGCCCGTGACGTACACGGGCTTGCTCCACAGGGCGTCCGTCGCGCCGGACACCTGGCTGCTCGACGTCGCCGGGCCCTGCGGCCCACCGTACGGACCGAAGAACGGGCCGCCACCGTACAGCTGGCCGCTGTTGTCCTTCAGCAGACGGATGTCCTGCCAGTCCGTCGGGTTGATGATCACCCACTCGGGCTCCAGGAACGCGGAGCCTCGCATGCCGTTCATGCCCTTGAACAGCTGCTCCGCCTTGTTGCCCTGCGCGGTGCCGCCCGCGTACACGGGGACGTTGCGGGACGTGAGGATGCCCTGCACCTCGTTGCCGCCGCTGGCGCCGCGGAGAAGCTGGCGCTCCTCCTCAATGCGGACGAACAGCGACAGGCGCCCGTTGATGTAGGACTGGATCGCGGGTGCGTCCTCGAGCATCTCCTCCGAGACCGGGAGGATCGTCGCGATCTTCTTGATCGGCTCGTCCGTGGTCGTGAGGCCGAGGCTCGACTCCGGCTTCGTGCCGCCCTCCGCGACGCCCGCGGCGCCGCTGGTCGCGGTGCCCTCCACCACGTAGCGGATGCTGTTCGTGGACGCCTGGCCCTGCATGAGCAGGTCGGCGACCGTCAGCTGCTGGAACAGCCGGTCTACGACACCCGGGACGACCTGCGGGACCGTCGCAGCGAGAGCGCCACCGCCGCCGCCCGCGCCCTCCAGGAGCGTGCCCTTCGCCTCGAGGCCGACCGCGCCGGTCGAGAACCCGGACGGGAGCCTGCCCGCGGACTTGTAGGCATCCACGGCGGCCTTGTAGCCGGCGCTGTCAGTGAACTGCTCACCGATGCTCTTCGCCGTGAACGACTGGATCGCGTGATTCATCCGGTCGTGCGGCTCGGAGATGACGCTCATCGAGCCGACCGCCGGTCCGAGCTTGCGGCCGAGGTCGTCGGCCTCCTGGATCGTCTTCAGGTTCGCCTCGGCCTGCTCGCGCTGCTCGTCGAGCACCTTGATCGCCTTCACCGCCTTCTCGACGTCGAGGCGCTCCTCCTCGGTGAGGGCGCGGTCCTCCTCCTGCTCCTTCTTGTACAGCTCCTTGATCTCCGTGGCGTGCTTGAACTTCGCCTCGTCGATCCCCTTGATCTCCCGCTCGTAGCGGTTCATGTCGTGACCTCGATTCCGGTTAGCACTGTCAACATCAGGTCACGCGAGTGCCTACGCAGGTCTTCCGGATCCATCTCCGGCACCGGCGCGGGCTTCTCCTTGGCGACCGCGGGTGGCTTCGCCCCGCTCGTGAGGACGCCCAGGGCGGCCTTCATGGCGGTTTCCTTCAGCGGGTCCACCGAGCGAGCCGCAGGCTCCTTGCCGGTCACCTCCGCATCCTTCGGGTCCTGCTGGTCCTTCTGGTTCTCGTGCCCTTCGCTTTTCGCCGGGGCACCAAGTTCGTCGTTGATGCGGCGAGCGAACGCCAGCATCTGCTCCGCCGTCGGGGCGGCCTCCGCGTCGAGCATCCGGCGCATCTGCTGCATCAGGCCCGCCATGCCGGCGGCCTTCTCCTCGAGCGCCGTCTTGACCGCGTGAAGCTCCGTCGCCGGGTTCATGCCCTTCAGCGTCGGGCCGACCTCCGCCAGATCGATCAGCGAAAGCTCGTTCGCGCCGTCCTTCGCCCGCTTCTCGCCGCCCCTCGGCACCGAGTAGCCGAAACTGAACTCCTTCAGCGACCGGCGCTTCATCAGCCGGTGAACCTGGCGGGCAACGTCGTTGTCGGCGACGTCGAGGGTGCCCTTCACCCACAGGCCCCGCTCGGTCTCCTTCGCCTCATCGACAACGCCGATATGGGCCATCGGGTTGTCCCACTGGTGGCTGAGGATCACCGGGATCGGGTCACCGGACGCAGCCCACTTCGTGAGCGTGTCCTTGAACGCGCCGGGCATGATCCGGTCACCGCCCTTGTCGACGTTGCCGAACACGGCCACGGTCGCTTCGAACGTGCCCTTCTCGCTGTCGGCCTTCGCCTCGAGGATGTCGAACGACTTGTGCAGCATCAGTCCTCCTGAGAGGGCTACGGATGTCCATGAAGCCGCCAGAGCGGCAGAAGGGTGGCTTGGTACTACTGGATCGCCTGGGTGCAAGCGCACCCGGGCGCCGAACCCGGGGCGAACCCGGCCGGCCAGTCCTCTTCGAGCGGAACCGCGTCACCGTCGAACTCGGCGTGACGCTGCGTATCAGCGATCCACACCTTCACCCTGTGCTCGGTGCCCGGGGACTGCCTCGCCGCCTCCTCACGAGCCCAGCGCGTCGCACTGGCGCCCAGACCGGACCCTGCGGAGGCGACATGCTGCGGGGCGCGGGCAAGGGCGCCGTCGAGGCCGAGGTCGTCGATCTCCTGACGGACCGTGGAGTTGATGCCCTCCGCCGCGCCCTCCGCCATCGCCCGCAGATAGTTCTTGACGCGGTTCATGTCGAACTGGCCGGCGAGCTTGAACGCGTAGATCGTGCCTTCCTTCTCCACGATCTGCTCCACCACCCGGTGAAGGTCATCACCGAACTCCCGATCCCAGCGGGACCAGTCGGCCTTCCCGTTCTTCTGGCGAAGCGACCGCTCGAGCCGGTTGAAGTGCCGCTGAACCGCCGCCTGCGATAGGTCGATGTTGCGGTGCTGGCGATCAAGGTCGGCTTTGCGGCCCGGATGCATCTGCGGCAGCGGCGAGAACTCCTCCGCTTTGCGGGCGATCTGACGCCGGTTCTCGCGGTGAGAGCCGTCCTGCGGGGGCCCGTTCGGGTCCTGGATCGGCATCACGTCCACCGAAGGCAGCGGATTGTCGCCGACCGTCACGTTCGCCGGGGTGACAAGCTCGTCGCCGCCGTCCACGGGGGGCAGGTTGATCTTCGCTCGCGCCTCGTTCGTCAGCATCACCGGCCGGCCCGTCGCCGAGGTCAGGGCCTTCAGCCGGTCGTCGCCCATGTGCTTCTCATCCAGGTTGAACTCGAAACAGCCGTCCGTCCAGCCGTAACCGCGGACCAGGATGCGCTGATTCGCGGACTTCGTGAAGTCCTCGCAGTACGGGGGCAGCGTGTCCGAGTAGAACTGCTCCCGCGCCTCGGTGAGGTTGTCCGCAAGTCCCACCATCCCCAGCGGAAGCCCGTACTCGCCCGCGATCTCGATGGTTGCCCACCGGCGCAGGTCCATCATCTGGGCGTCCCTGGGGGACACACCGAACGACTTCATCTCCATGCCCTCTTCGAGCACCACCGGCATCTTGTTGCGCCGGCGCATCCGGTTCGTCAGATCCTCCTCGAACGCCTTGCGGTCCTCGTTCTCCCACTGAGGCGCCTCCAGCGGCCGGAACACCCAGGCGGGCTCCGTAAGCCCGGCGTTCGCGAGCTCAACCGTGGCCTGGCGAAGCGCAACATCCTCGGCGATGACGTCGCGGAGCGTCTCGAGCTTCGAGAGGCCCATCCGTGGTTCGTCGGGGTCCTCGCCGTGCCAGTGCCACACCTGATCGGGCGTGAAGTCGATGAACGTGCCGTCACGGCGCCACAGCCGGTAGCCCTCGGCGACGAACATGCTCGAGCCGCGGATCTCGACCATCGGGACCGGCATCCGGTTCAGCGACAGTTGCCCGTTCGGTGCTGGCGTCAGGAGCGCGTAGGCGTTGTCGAACAGCAGGAAGTCCTTGAACATCGCCCGGATGAACGAG